CTGCGCATTTAAGTCCTCGTAGGCTTGTTCGCTGACCGTTTTCAGGTTTCTCAGCCAAGTCAGAATAGACAATTCGCCTTTCTTAAATTGTAAATCTTTCTCGCCGTCAATGGTAGAGATATCCTGCAAAGTAGATATGATTTTGTCAATATCGTCTAGTAGATCGGCCCAGCCAGGCGTTGCCATCATGGAAAACCGCTCTTCATAGTATTTTTGCAATTCAGGCGTCATAGACTGGCGATCTGTGATGTTGTTAGGGCCGAGATGTCACCGCTCGTCAACGCCGAGATGTCCGTACTCGCTAAGGCTTGGATGTCCTCTGTAGTCAAAGGTGCTAACAAAGCATACTCAACCCATTGCTCACTCGACTGCGACCATGACCATTTATAGCCTTCACGCTCCATCGGCATAGGATCACGAATAACCCATCCCGGTGGATACCACCAGACAACTTCTTTGCCTTCAGGTGCATCAGGCGCATCAGGCACTTCAATCCAGCCCTCTGTACCGTCTGTCTCTGCCTTTGGAATACTTCCGTTCTTAGAGTACATGAGTCACCTATTGCAAAGCGAAAGCTGAAGTCGGAGCCGTAAAGTTGGCTGTGTAACGCGCTACTCCGTTGGTAATTCGAAGGTCATCTAAAAAGCCATTTAAATAATCGTTGGGAACATAATTAGACCCAATAAACGGATAACCATTGCCGGGATTTGCAAAGTTTGTGCTGTTTGTTGCTGTGCTGCCAACTTGAGTGCCATTTACAAACAATTTCATGCTTGTACCGCTTCTCGCCAATGCAATGTGATTCCAAACATTTGCGGTTAAAGACCCACCAGTAATTACAGTAGAGCCATTGATAAATACATTAAGGCTATTGCTTGTGTAATGAAGCAAAATGTAATTTCCAGCAGTTCCCGGTCTACAATCAATAATCGTTTGATTGCCAGTTGTTGTATTTAAATACAACTGAGCTTCAATTGTAAAATCACCAGCATTAAACTGAACAAAAGAGCCATTTGGGAACCTTAAATAATCCCCATTTCCATCAAACGACATAGAACTACCACCAAACTTACTCTGTGTCGTGCTTATCTGCGCGTTGCCTACTGTCTCTAGCACGTTCTTGGCAGTAGCGTCTGTGATGCCAGCGTTGGTGAAGTTGAGCAGTAATACTGTATTTGTTATGTTAGTCGGAGGTGCGGTAGGCACAGAAATGCTTGTGTAGCCCGTACCATTCATTAAGCGCAAACCACTGATGTAGCCAGTAAGGACAGACTCATCTCCGTTTTCGTCAGCACCAATACTTAAATTGTTGCCTGTGTAATCCATCGTGTCGTTGCGCGAGGCTTGAGCAACATTGACACCGTTCAAAAACATTTTGAGATTATTGCTACCAGTACCGCTTCTTGTGACAGCTATGTGATTCCAAGAATTTACGTTTATTGCGGTAGAAGACGTTATGGCAAAGCCACCGGGAGGCACAGCAAAATAAAAAAATGGAAATCTTGATGAATCAATAGCTATAGACCAATCTGAAGTAGTTCCATATTCACCAGTACCTACTACAGTTGCTCCTTGAGCGCTTGGCGCGGCAGTCAAGTAAACCCACGCCTCAAACGTAAAGTCTGTATTAACCCCCGGCAAGAATTGAGAACTTGCTGGAACACTTAAGTAATCCCCCGTTCCATCAAAATACCCACTACCACCTACAGTAGCTGCGCTGTATGCAGCAGTAGGAGCGAATGGGCTGAAGGCTTGGACGGATGTATCTCCGTTGCGAGTGATAGCAAATGCGTTGGTGCTGTTGTCAATGAAGCGGTTGCTTTGGCAAGTTAGCAAAACCGTATTTGTAACCGCAGTTAATGGAGTCGTTGGAACAGTAATTGTTGTTCCGGAATAAATCCCAGCTCCCTTTATTATTCGAGCATTGCTTATGTATCCGTTAAATGGATTTGTGCCGGTATTTGAACCGCCTATGTAATACTGCCTTGTCGATGTGCTTGATGTGTCGCTAAAGTTATTTGTTCGTGTGCCATTCACATAAACGCTCGTAGTTCCAGAAGTTCTAGAAACAGCAATATGAAACCATTGCTTTGTAGCAGCAGAAATTCCCGTATCTTGTACAGAACCGTTGTAATACTGAAAAGTATTTGCAGGACTAAAGCCTATGTCGATATTGTTCATATCCCCACCGCCAAACAATATTCGTTGCGCGGTACTTGCTAATGGATATACCCAACATTCCAACGTAAAGTCGCCGGTTCCAAAACCAAAATCGGCACTACTTGGCGCACTCAAGTAATCACCTGACCCGTCAAAATAATTACTCCACCCCGTCTGACTAAACGGTGAGAACGTACCCTGCGTCGTGTTGCCGTTGCGAGTAATCGTGAAGTTATTGGTAGACGAGTCTAGGAACGTGTTGTTCTGCGCTCCGTTCGTACCGTTACCGGGAAGCAGTAGCGTTACTAGATTGAAATAGACATCAGTAATTGCTGATGAGACAGCACCCAACAGCATTGACATAATCCCACTCATGTCAGCCCCTTAGCTTACGTTGCCAGTTACAACACAGACCGTACCGCTAATGAACAAAACTGTAGCTACACCCCTAGTCGCTAGTGTCATCGTATCCTTATCTGTATTCGTTCCAGCAATGTAAGCTGTCGTAATCGAGCAGGTAATCGTGATATTGCCTGTCGTATTGTTAAAGATAGAAACAATGTCACCAGCAGAGAACGTGCTGTTAGGAATCGTAATTGACCCGCTAGTACCAACACCAACAAACTCACCGATGTCAGTCAAAGCTAATGTATAGCTTGTAGTCTTATCCGATCCTGACTGCGGAACATTCCGATAGCCGAGTGTCGAAGCATCAGGTGGCAAGGTATAAGTGTTCGTTCCAGCAATAGCCGGAGCATTTAACGTAGCTGATCCTGACGTAGAGCCAGCTAGTTTCAGACGAGTCGAGTTAAACGTCTGATCTGCTGTAAACGTCGTAGCAGTACCCGGAGCTACATAGTCTGTACCAGCACTCGCATTAGCTAATGCGCCGCCAGAGTTTGCTTTCAGAATTGCTGTGCCGGATGGTGGAGCTAGATAATCCGTACCAGCAGTCGCAGCAGTAAAGGCCGATGTGCCGTTACCTTTCAACACGCCAGTTAGTGTCGTAGTCCCTGTGCCGCCGTTGCCTACCGGCAGTGTGCCAGTCACTTGAGTGGCCAGGTTAACCGAGCCTGCAATTGTTTTTAGCTGACCATTCGCATCAAACGTACCGTCGGTTGTCCAGGTATCGCCAACCGCCAGCGTTACTTTAGCAATCGTGCGTTGCGTTGCGTTGTTGTCGTACTTAATGAAGATCGTTACTGCGGCAGTATCACCGTTATAGATCGTGATGTCTTTCACGACGCGGCGATTAGTGCCTGTAGGTGCAGGCACGACCGTTACATCGGTCGAACCGTTCAACGCACCATCCGTTGCGCCTTCCGTAATGCCCGACCCCGCGTTGTCCGCGTAGGTCGATACAAATGTCGGATTCGTTGTGGCCGCCGAGGTGGACATTGCCACCTGAATGCTGATCGCGGTGCCGTCTAAAACTAGCGTTTTCATGCTTTACCTCTCAAGATAAAAACCAAGCGTAAGCGCCGCCATCACCCGATCCGCCGCCTGTTGATGCAATCGTAATTGAACCCGCACCGTTGGTCACGCTAATTCCGGTGCCGGCGGTTATCGTGTTCTTTGCCCACAAACTGGTCGACTCGTTGTAGATCAACACCTGACCGTTCGTTGGGTTCTGCGCCGAGACGTTGTGCAACTCGTCAAGTTCGTAACCGTTCTGCACGCGAACGTACAGTCGGCCATTGCCTGCATTAGCCCGCTCGACCACACCGATGTACACCAAATGATTCGGTGCATACGGCTTGATGTTTGTTAGTGTGCCGGCCGTTGCGCCGACATACAACGTATCGCCAGGCGAAAAGGCCGCTAAATTCAAACCGTCTTGCACACCCTGGCATAAAATCATGCCGGCCTGACCGGCCGCAATGTTTTCCGCGCAAACACCCAAGGTTTTAGCAGACGTCGCGTCGCCAGAGTTACTCGCCAACTTGACCGTCATCCGATCACCCGCAGCCGAAAACATATAGACCGGCTGCCCCTTGTTGATCGTTACCGCCTCGTCGTTTGTTGCGTATGCGTAGAGCGTCTGCCCAATGTCTGCGGCGACACTGGTAGTAAGGCCAACAGACAGTGTTTTTTGTGTGCTGTCCCAATACAGACGACCTTCTGCATTGCTGACTGTGGGCGTAATATCAAAATCAATGTAGTTGGCAACGCCCAACGACGACACACCAGAAATATCGCCGGCATCAGAGACAGTCACCGTCGAGTTTTGGATCAGTTTGCCTGTCGTGGTATCAAACCGTGCAATCGCGTTGTCTGTTGCTGACGATGGGCCGACCACATCGCCTGAACCTGCTGGTGTTCCCCACGATGCGTTCGATCCATCCGTCGTTAAGAACTTACCTGCATTGCCCGACTGATCCGGCAGACTTGCACCACCACCGCCACCACCAGATGCGCCTTGATTGATGATGATCTTTAAGCGATCCGCGATATCTGGCGGCAACACTTCGCCTGCATTGATCTGACGACCGTTCGACAACTCGATAACCAAGCTGTTATCGAAGTCCAAGAACACGTTTGTTACCGATACGCCGTCTTGACCGTCAACACCATTGACGCCGTCCTTACCATCGCGACCTGGGCGACCATCTTTACCGTCTTTACCTGCCTTACCTGGCTCGCCATCTTTGCCATCACGACCATCGATACCGTCTTGACCGTCTTTGATGTTGGCAATGCGTTGTTCTAGCTTCGTTCCAACGCTATCGAACCGGCCACGGATGTCCGACTCGACTTTTTTGAGTGCTTGAACGACTAAATCGACATTCTTGGCGATCTTCTGCTTCTGAAGGTCTTTGCTCTCGCGGATCGACTGCTGAATGGACGCTAACGCGGCGAGTTTTTCCTCGTCGGTCATCTCATTTAAGTTCGGGAGTAGACTCATTTCAACTCTCCCGCCAACGATTCAAGGAAATCATCCTCAATCTTGCTCAGATTCTCTCGTTTCGTCTCCATTTGCAGCTCAACGATCTTCGATTTGTTCTTGATGTCGGCTTCTTTCAACATCAATTCCGCAATCTTGACCCGTTTGTCGAACTCTTTGCTCGCCAACTCATCGTTGTTCGGCAAATTCTGCGTATTGGCCGCCATAATCTTCGCTTCGGCCTCTACCGGCTTCAATCGGGCCTCGATCAACGTCTTCGTGGCCTCCGCACGGTTCTGTTCGGCCTGCGTCTGATTGACCGCGATCTGCGCTTGCGCTGCTTCCACCGCCAGTTGCTGCTGCATCTGCTGCATCTGCTGCTGCTCTGGGTTCGGTTGGGCCATCTGCGTCAACGATTCCATCAACTCCATGCGGTTTGACAGTGAGCTGTTGGCAACGATGCCCTTCAGAATCAACGGCAGCACCGGTGTGTCAGGGCCGAGCGTCTGCAAGAGCGCAATGAACTGCGCCTGCTCGTACTCACGCGCAATGATGCCCAGCGTTGCGGTCGGGATGAAGTTCATATCGACCGACGGATACCGCTCGGGGTCGAACTGCATGTACCTAAACGACGCCTTCTTGATGAACGGCATCAAGAAATCTTCTTGGAAGTTGACCAGTGTGCGCTTGTACTTCTTGATGATCGAAGCAACGGCCATCGACATGCCCGCATTGCCGCCATCCCGCGCCACTTGACTGACCATACCTTGGCTGTCCAACGTGCCTGTTGCCTGCAACAGCATCGTCTCAAACCGCTGGGCAGTGGCCAGATTGTCGTTCGACGTCTGACCAAACTTAAACGGGAACAGAATCTCGTTCGGGTTGCCGTTGGTTAGAATCGCCTTGCCCGGACGCACTTCAAACTTCGCACCGCGCGGCAGACGCGTGGCATCCATCGCCATCATCGGGGCTGACGTCAACGCCAAACCATCCAGGTGCGAGCGCACTTCGGCGTCAATCGCCTTCTGCATGTTGTACGCCTTCTCGACCGTCCCACGGCCCAGCAGACGATTCGGCACCGTATCATCTTGATAGGACAGCACAGGGCGATCCTTCATCATGTACGGGTTCTCTTCGGCCTTCAACAGCATCCCGTCGTTGCCGATCACAACGATCGCCTCGACCATGTCCTGATAATCTTCCGCCGCCGACTCTTCGGGGAACAGCTCGACCACGTCTTTGTCGTTGCCGGTCAGATACTCGCGCGGCACCAAGCCGTAGTAGGTCAGGAGCTTGACCTTCTCATCCTGATAATGACTGATCTCTTGCGTGGGCTCCAGATCAGTATCTTCGTAGGTCGGCGTGATGTTGACCTTGCGGTAGATACCGCGCTCGATGTTCTTGACCACCTTGTGGATCGAGACGTACTTCTCAATCGCCACGCCCATGCAATCGTCGATCGTCGTGCCGTTGGGGTCAAACAAGAAGTTCTTCGGGTTCACCGGCACCAACTTGACCGACACGCGCGGCTTCTCAACCACACCAATCGCCGCCTGACCCATTTGGCCAGGAATCGCCTGCGTGGCGGGAATGTATTCCTTCTCCATGCCAACGACGATCTCGCCGATGCCGGTGCCATAGATTTCAGCTAACAACTCGATGTGGTCGATAGCTTTCCTGATCTTGTCCTTCTTGAAGTCTTCCATCAACTGGCGCTTTAGCATCTCCACGTCCAGTGGGCTGCCGTCGATGTCCTTCAAGTCGTCTTCGATGTCGAAGTATTCGCCCGAGCCAAAGATCGCTTCCATGATCTCGGCGTGGCGTGTCTCCACCGCCTGCTGCGTCATCGGTGTGACTAGGCGGGAGCGTTCGGAGTCGCGGGTCTTGTCTTCGACTGCCCATTCGCCACGGAAGATACGTTCGTATTCTTCCCAGCTCGGCAGGAAATTGATGTCTCGGTAGGTACGCCACCGATCACAATGGTCGGTAACAAAAGCAACTAACTCTTTATCGGCCTCATCCGGCTGATCAAAGT